GTATCTAGTAATCTAGTTAATGGTGAGCCCCAGCTTATGTTACGATTTACTAAGCCATCTAGTTTGTAAGATTCTGCTCTCCGCAAGCCAGAAGGTGGTACAGGTGGTACTGCCACAGACACGTCATTAGCTGCGTAAATCTTATGTCTACCATCTGTTAATGGGTGTTTGTAGTATAGGTCATGACCGTTCCATCTTGCTAATACGCCATAGGCCCATAAATCCATGTAATTGAGACCCTCGCGGCGTATACCATACTCGACTATCTGTACTGCATTATTCATAGAAAAGCTACTTCCGTAAGGAGTACCTTCGAGTAAAGTCCCATTTAGTCCTAAGATGAGAGCTACACATGATGGCGCTACTAGTTTCTGAAACATAATTTGATCGTCTATGATTTGGTAACCGTAGTCCTGTAAGTGTGGGATATTGAGTTGACCAAACCGTACTCTAGTACTGTACTGACTGTCTAACCCTTCATTTATATATGTATAGCAATCATGGAACGCACATCTCAATATACGCTTACCTGTAATAGCAGATACCAGAGCATCCGCACGGTAGGTCTCATCTAGGCCAGTGTGTATAGTAAACCGCATTTTGCGCATCAGGTCCTCTGTATTAATACTATTATATATTGAAAGGAATTCTCCCCAATACCAGCAAGTGTTCATGAAAAGTGATAGAAATATACTAGACTGTCCCGGCCCTGTTAACGTGTTGGCCAAGTCTTGGGCATCATCTGATATGCAAATGCCCTCACCTTGGACTAACTCGGGCAGTGAAGCACGACTTAATCCCAACTTGGGCAAACGTAAACTACGTTTAATATGAGTCCACCAGTGTGATTCAACAGTCTCTGTTGCTGGCTGAGCTACCCAATAACGTAATAGTATAGAAGCTTGTTTAGCTTCCTCGTACACCCTATGGTTGCGCACTAATTTGCCAAACATTGATTGAAGCTCTCTCTTAGTATACTCACCTCGTCCATTTTGTATAACTGGAGCATTAAACGCTCTGATACTTGCTCTTCCTAAGCGGAAGTCAATGTCTTGATCAACCAAAAAGGGTGTAGATCTTGTATTACCTTGTAATAACGTGGTTAGTATAGCCACTTCTCGGGTAGTGAACCCAGACAAGTTTAACGCCCCTTTGTAATCAGCTAAAGCACGTATGGCTATATCCGTATCAGGGTATATTTGATTCACAGCTATTAAAGTAACGTTGACCTCTGGTGCCGTGTGAAATAGGTGAGTAGGTACAGCAAACCTACCTTTAATAAAACCAAAGTGTTTACCAAAGGCATTACCACTACTACTGTGTCCATCATTATAGGTATACATGTGCCACACTTTAATGGTATACTTGAATTGAAAGGCCTCAGTATTATTGGCTCGAATTGTCTCGTCTGACTGAGTAACCTCCTGTGGTAGTTGGTCATACCAACCTTTGATCCTATCTACGACTAGCCAAGTGCTTATGTCCGTCAAAGACATGCCGTAACCGTCATCTTGGGTTTCTAACATCCTAGCCAGTAACTTGGGTCTATCCTCTTCTACGGCCGCCATTAGCCTGTGCACTTGTACTAAAGTAAGCGTGGTCTCATGATCATGTGTGTTCATCTTAGCCACGATGTCAAATAATTCCAACTTAGCTAATATTAGGAATAGTAAAGATGTCATGTTGTCATAGAAACCCTGAGAATATACAGTGTCAAAATACATATTTAAGCGCTGTTCTTTAGCGTCAACGCTATGGACAACTTCTCGTATACGTTTGATCACACTTTGATAGTTAATGGTGCCATTCGTATTCAAGCAAGACTTATTAACACCCAACAAAGAGTTGTGTGTTATTTCCAAATTCCAAGAACTTGGTATACCATATACTGTCCCTTTGGCTACAATATGACTAGCGTGGCGCATTTCCAAATCAAAGGCATTCTTCGTGGCCTGTACTACTGCTAAATCTTTCTGTTTGTTCATCTGTATATCAGATGACTTTTTGTCTAATGCTAGAACATTATCAACGTGCAATTTGACTTCGTTCTTAGCCCAGATCTGACCATCAATGATG